ACTAATAGGTTGCTTACTTTACCTAAGAGTAAGTGGTGCGGATGGAGGTAACACTCCCGCCCTGTTTCTTACTTCAGGTAAAAAGTAAGTGGCGAGCCTGCAAAGACCACATAAAGACCCTTGACACCAAGGGTCTTTTTTTGTATAATCTGAAAAAACTAGTAATATGATAATAGGATTTAATTGCAGTTCATTTGATTTGTTTCATGCTGGGCATGTTACAATGTTGAAAATGGAAAAACAATTATGCGATTATTTGATCGTAGGACTTCAGGTTGATCCTACCATTGATAGACCTGGAATTAAAAATAAACCTACACAATCTGTCTACGAAAGATACGTTCAAGTTCATGGATGTAAGTATGTCGATGAGATTCTTGTTTATGAAACAGAGGCAGATCTTTTAAATATGATCAAAACTCAAACAATCAATATTAGATTTTTGAGTGAAGAATATTTGGATAGAGATTTTACTGGGAAACAATATTGTATCGATAATGGAATTAAGTTGCATTATCACAAACGCCGTCATCAATACTCTTCCACAGAACTTCGTAATAGGGTCTATGAATTGGAGAGTCAAAAGAAAAAAGAACCTCCGATTAAAAATCCGATAAAACCACACTCACCAAAACTCTTAGAGAAGTATATGCCGAATTATCCTATGGATATGCAATGAGTTGCAAAATAATTATCCAAAGGGTATAATAAATACTATGATTATTGATTAGGTAAATGAGCGACTATAAGAAAACGGCACTCGTCCTAGGTGCTGGAGGATTCATTGGAAGTCATATGGTCAAACGTCTTCGCGCAGAGGGTTATTGGGTGCGTGGGGTTGATGTAAAACGCCCTGAGTTTTCTGAGACGGAAGCTAATGAGTTCATTGTCACTAACTTGACGAATTATGATCAAGTTAGGCAGTGTATGAAGTTTAAGGGATATCTTGGGAATTACTTTAATGAAATTCCATATAAAATGGTAGAACCTTTTGATGAGATCTATCAGTTTGCTGCTGATATGGGTGGTGCTGGTTATATCTTCACTGGAGAACACGATGCAGAAGTGATGCAAAATTCTGCATCAATCAATCTACATGTTCTTCGAGTTGCAGAGGAAATGGGTAGAGGCAGTAAGAAATATCCCAAAATCTTCTATTCTAGTTCTGCCTGTATGTACCCAGAGTATGCTCAAGAAGAAACAGATAATCCTGGACTGAAAGAAAATGACGCATACCCCGCAGCACCAGACTCCGAATACGGTTGGGAAAAACTCTTCAGCGAGCGGTTGTATCTCACTTATAATCGGAATCACGGCATTCCTGTTAGGATTGCTCGCTACCACAATATCTTCGGACCAGAAGGAACCTGGGAAGGTGGAAGAGAGAAAGCACCAGCTGCAATCTGCCGTAAAGTCGCTTACCTCCCGCAGCAGGGTGGAGCTATCGAGGTGTGGGGAGATGGCTTACAAACTCGTTCCTTCCTGTTCATTGACGAATGCATTGAGGCAACTCGAAGGTTGATGGACAGTGACTTTATGGGTCCTGTGAACATTGGTTCTGAAGAGATGGTAACTATTAATGAACTGGTAGATACTGCTGCCAAGGTTGCTGATAAAGAAGTTTCTAAGATTCATATTGATGGACCTCTTGGAGTTCGCGGTCGAAACTCTAACAATGATCTTATTCGTGAAGAACTTGGATGGGATTATGAACAAACCCTAGAAGAAGGTATCCGTAAAACCTATAATTGGATTAAGGAACAGATCAGCAAAGAGGTGAAATGACTGCAACTATTGTTACTGCACTTTATGATATCAATCGCGATAAGAGAGGAGATGGAAGAACTTTTGATGAGTATCTTACATGGTTTAAAGGAACTCTGAAAGTCAAATCTCCTATGGTTATCTTTGTTGATGAATCTTTAAAGGGATTTGTTGAAGAAAACCGAAAAGGATTGCCAACCAAAATTATTACAGAACCTCTTGAAGAAGTGCCATACTATCACTTGAACGATAGAATTCAGGAGGTTATGGATGACGATAATTATAAAAACAAAATTGGTGCTCCTGATAGAGTTGAATGTAAACTGAGTCTCTATAACGTAATCATCTACTCTAAGTTCCTTTGGGTGAAGAGAGTTATTGAGGATAATCCATTCGATAGTGAATACTTTATGTGGATGGATGCTGGACTTTCTAGATTCTTTGAGTCTCATGATGTTAATGTCAGTAATCCATATCCTTCAGAAGACGCGATGAAAGTATTGGCGGACGCTAAGGATAGTGTACTAATTCAAGTTCAGACCTCTTTCTATCCAGATTTAGTTAATAAGAAAGTATTTAATGTAGAGGATTTGTGGGATGCTAGAACATATGTTATGGCTGGATTGTGGGGAGGTGGATCTGAATCTCTTTCTAAATTCTGTGATCTGATTGATGATGTTCTGTGCAATAAGATGCTAGAAAATAATCTTATTAATAATGAACAATCTGCTATGGCATATGTCTACAAAAACAATGATGATTTGTTCACTGTGTTTGTGAATGAAGCACATCTCCATAGACAGTATGAGATTATGTCAGAACTTCAATCTTGACACTCTGTAAATTTTGATATATAATAACACTGAATATATTATTCATAGCGCAAAAAAATTTAGCATGAAAAATTTAGCTTTAGTCTTTTGTTCTATCAGACCAGTTCAACTCTCCGAAAATGTAGGCAACTATAGGGAAGACGAATATTTTAAAACGGTTCAGCAACTTGAGAGAGTTATGCCTGAATCTTTTGATATGGTTATCGTAGAGAATACAATAGATGATCCAAAAGAAATCAGAAATCCTGATGCAAGGGAATACTTTTCTAATTTAGAAATTATTTCATTGGGAAGTGATAAAAATATTGGACAGAGGAATAAGGGTTGTGGCGAATTGGTAATGCTTGATGAAGCATTGAAGCAATTGGACCTTGATCAATATGAAAATATTTCATATGTAACTGGTAGAAGACTCTGGTCTTGTCCTTATTCCTTTGAGCGGACAGAGAGGTCTGAAGGTGCCGTTGTAGTTCAGAACTGCCACGTATATCTTGATGGAGTAGTCAGGTGCAATGAAAAGGATAACTTTAATGACACTTACTTCTCTATGAAGACTCAAGATATGAAAGACTATGCTGCCTATAGTATGGATCGATTGGATGAACTTTCGGATAAGCATATCTCTTCTGAGGTACACCTTTACGAGTTCATTCACGAAAAGAATATCTCATATGAAATCCTAGATTGGTTAGGTATTCTCCGTAACGATTGGGAAAGAAACGGTGATACTAAAGACTTAAAGAACTTCCACATTTGTTGACAGGAGATTAAAATGGAAATTAGAGAGACTACACTACCTGTTCTTCGTCCTGTTGGTGGTGAAGAAGAAGTAAATGCAATCAGAGAATCAATCGAGAGTGGTTGGTGGGGTAAAGGACCTAAGGTTGCTCAGTTTGAAAAAGAGTTTGCTGAATTAGTCGGTGCTAAGTATGCTGTAGCAGTCAACAGTGCCACCAGTGGACAGGACTTGGTTCTGAAAGCACTGGGAATTAAAGACTGTGATATTATTAACCCGACGATATCATTCATGACTACTGCTGTAGTTCCTTTGTGGAATAACTGCACTTCTACCATTGTAGATGTTAGACCACACGATCTCAACATCTGTCCAGAAGATGTTCGTAAGAATCTCAAACCAAACACTAAAGCAATCATTGCCGTTAATCACGCAGGTGTTCCTGCCCCGATTGATGAAATTCGTGAGTTTTATGATGGACTCATCATTGAAGACTGTGCTCACAGTTGCTATACTCCTGGTGCTGGAATGAAGGGTGATGTTGCTGTGTGGTCTTTCCAAGCAGTGAAGACTATGCCTTGTGGTGATGGTGGTATGATTACCACTAACGATAAGGATTTGTACGAGAAGTTAGTTCCTATGACCTGGTTGGGAATCACAAGTACATATTCCAGAGTCAAGAAAAATGATGGACTAACAGGGAAACCTGGATATTCCTGGGACTATGAAGTTGATGTACTGGGTTATAAGTGTTACATGATTGATCTCTCAGCAGCAATCTGCTTAGAGCAAATGAAGAAGTTGCCTAAAAACTTGGAGTTTAGGAGACATATTCAGAAGAGATATAATGAAGAACTAGCGGAGTTTATTCAACCACCTGCACACAGTGAGACTGTTCAGTATTATTGTGCCAGAGTTCCTGAAGAACATCGTGATAGTCTTATAGATTATCTCGCTGACAAAAAAATTCATACAAGTGTTCATTTTAAACCACTTCACTTGTATAATATTGTTAAGGATATGAATAAAAGGGATTATCCTGTAGCGAATAAAGAGTGGAAGAAACTAATTAGTCTCCCTTGTCATCCAGGAATGACTGAAGAAGATATTGATTATGTTATCTACTGGGTTAAAAAGTATTTTACTGAGGGGAACTGATAGTGTATCTTGAACAATACAAGATTGATGGGACTATTAACTTAGACTCCCATCACTGCTTTGGGAACAAAAACTCATATCCCGAGTTTCAAGAAAAGTTGGAAGAGTTTAAATCTCTTTTGATAGATCTTGTCGATAAGGGAGAGAGTAAAACTTTTTATAAATTTGGTGATGGTGATTATTTTTTCCTGAAGAAGCAGTCTGTTGGAAGTGCTACTCCTGGTAAGAGAGCTCTGGGTAAATCATATGATCAAATTAATCATGAAGCATTTGTAAAAGGTGCTCAATTGTGTGATTACTATACTTGTGAAATTTACCCAGAGAATATGGAAAACTTCTCTGAAGTAATTTCTAAGAAGATTGATTACCCAGCAGAATATGGATATGGTTTAGTTGCTAATAAGTGGTTGCTCGAAACATTTTCTGGAAAAATTGGTTTAATTGGTGCTGATAGAAAATTGAATATCATTCAGAATGTTATTGAAGCACCTCAGTATCAAGAGTATCTTGGTCTTGAGCAGTTTGAGGATTATGTAACTCTTCCTCAGCAATTTGCTTGTGATGATATTGATGAAACCGAAAGAATGGTTGGGGAGCAACTTAAAAATACTACATCTAAAATCTTCTTGATGGGTATGGGTCACGTTAAGTCTGGTCTGATACATAGACTTAAGAACTACACTGATGCTGTGTTTCTTGACGTTGGATCATCCATCGATGCCCTAGCGGGAATCATCGATGTAAATCGCCCTTACTTTGGCGATTGGACTAACTATCAGATAGATGAAGATCCCATCTATAACAATGTAGATTACTTGCAATATAATCGTGCAGGGAAAGAAGTTATCTTGGAGAGAGTAGAATGATCCAACTAAAGCACAATATCGAGGTTACTCCTAAGATTGGTTGTTCCAATGTATGTGAGTATTGTCCACAATCTACTCTAATCAAAAGATACAAAGAGAGGATTGGTGGTGATAAAGATACTATGATGACCTTAGAGACATTTAAAAAATGTCTCAGCACACTGCCAAAACATGTTGGATTAAATTTTACTGGATATGTAGAACCATTTCTTAATCCAGAAACTCCTGATATGTTACTGTATGCCTATGAGCAAGGTTACAGTATTCTCTTGAATACTACCCTGATGGGGTTGAAGAAAAGTGACTGGATGAAGATTAAGGATATTAACTTTAGGGAACTTCATATCCACCTTGCCTCTGGTTCATTTGATGAAATGATCGGAGTTGAGATTCCTGTTAAGGTATATGAGAAAGATGGGAAAAAGGTTAAGTCCCTTAGTGAAGACTACTATGATATGCTAAACTTCATTATCCAGAATCCTGGAAATGGATGGGGACAATATAAACTTGATTTCCATTGCTTGGGTAATCTTCATCCCGAACTTGACGAACTAAAGAAACATTTCTATGTTGGTGAACGTCAGGTCAATAGTAGAGCAATGAACATCTTGATAGAAAAGAAAGGTAAGGTTCCATCTGAAGAAAATATCAGAGGTAATTGTGCTAGAGTATATCAAAATGTTCTCTTACCTGATGGTTCACTATCTCTGTGTTGTCAAGATTATGGTCTTGATGAAGTCTTAGGTAACCTTGTGGAGAACACTTGGGATGAATTTGAAAACTCTGAGACTGTGAAGAGAATTAGGGAAGAGGGTGCCGATCTGTGTGATTACTGTGAGGAAGGAGTTACTTATACTGATGATGATACCTGGCAACAATGGCGTAGACCAGGACAATTGAGTTAAAATGAGAGACATTCATATCTACATTTGGAGTCTTGTGATGGATCTAGAGGATTGGTTATATCCTTGGAAAACAAAAAGTCCACCACAGTGGGCAGTAGAAAGATATAATCTAGATTCTGGTCTTGCTTCAGATATAGATGATCAAGCATTTTACTTTGATTGGTTAAAGCAACAAGAACAAAAAATTCAAAAGATTGAAGAGAATATTATTGCAATACAAAGACAACTTGGTAGCGTAGAAAGCAAATGACTATAGGATTCAATTATCTCGGAAAAATGGGACAACTTGGAAATCAAATGTTTCAGTATGCGGCAACCTTAGGTGTTGCTCGTTATACTGGAGTTACATTTACTATTCCTGATCACGATGAGATCTTTATTGATGGTCTTGGTAATAAACTGAGAGTTGAACTATTTGATTGTTTTGACATTAAACCAGATAATGTCGGGATGCTTCGTACAAATAATGTTCTCCCAGAAAATGGATATCAGTTTAATCGAGATATTCTTCATGTTAGTAGAGAATCTGATTATACTCTTCATGGATTTTTTCAAACAGAAAAATACTTTGAACATTGTTCTGATGAACTAAGAACTCAATTTACTTTTCAGAAAAACATTATTGATGAGTGCAAAGAAATTATTGAAGAATGTTTTGAGAATCCAATCGCTCTTCATATTAGACGCGGTGATTATCTGATTAATTCTGGTAATCATACTAATCTTGGACTTGACTATTATGAAAAGTCTCTGAGTAAGTTTGATTCAAATCGACAAGTTGTAGTCTTTAGTGATGATGCTGATTGGTGTATGGAACAAGAATTATTCCAAGACAATAGGTTTATTGTATCTAATGGTAATAGTCCCTATCATGATCTATACTTGATGTCGCAATGTGATGATTTTATTATTGCCAACTCTTCATTCTCTTGGTGGGGTGCATGGCTTGCTAATAGGGGCACAGTAATTGCTCCTCAACAGTGGTTTGGCACTGATGGTTATACGAAAGATCACAATACAAAGGATGTAGTACCTGATGGATGGACACG